GGAGAGATTGACTACATAGTTAAGAACACTGCTAGAAATAACTTCATTAAAAATTTATCACTATCACTCAAAGGCAATAGTCTTATTTTGTTTCAGTTGGTAGAAAAACATGGTAAAGAGTTATATAGAATCATTGATGCGGAAAAAAATAGCAGAAAAGTATTTTTCGTATATGGTGCAACAGATGTTCAAGTTAGAGAAGATGTTCGTAGAATTGTGGAAAAAGAAAATGATGCAATTATTGTTGCGTCTTATGGTACCTTTTCTACTGGGGTTAATATTAGGAATCTTCACAATGTTATTTTTGCAAGTCCTTCTAAATCAAGAATCAGAAACTTGCAATCCATCGGAAGAGGTTTACGAAAAGGCGATAACAAATCACAAGCAATATTATTTGATATAGCTGACGATTTCAGAATAGGTAAACATAAAAACTTTACATTGAATCATTTCATCGAAAGAGTTAAGATTTATGAAGAAGAAAAATTCACTTACAAATTTTACCCTATAGAGTTAAAAAATGGATAACATTCAAATTATTAGATTACGTGACGGTGAAGATATTATTGCTAACATAGCAAAGTCTGACCATAGTGTGTTTCACCTTACTAACCCAATGTCACTTTTTCATAAAAGAATGTCTGAAGGTAGAATGGTAGTCTTTATGACACCTTGGTTACCTATTGAGATAATTGAAATAAACGAAGCTAAGATATTCTGTAATGAGGTTCTTACTCTTATTGAACCTAAGAAATCTATGACAGAGTATTACACCAAGGCAGTTGCTGAGATGAATGAGAATCTTGAACACTTGGAAGAAAACATCACAGCGTATGATGAGATGGAAGAAGATGAAGAACCATCAGAACAACTACCAGTTATTGAAGATGTAAAAGATAAAGTAATACATTAAAATGCAACACTAGTGATTGTACAGAGACTTTCTCCTTTTGTCAAGCACTATTTGAGGCAATATTGAAAATAATATTTGATTTAAATTATGAAACGTGATACAATAGATTTATGAATGAAACACTTGCCCCAGAAAAACTAGTAATGTCCAAATCAAAACACTATGTCAATAATGCAGATTTTCTAATTGCATTAAATGAATATAATCAAACTTGTGAAAATTGTAGAGCTACAGGTAAAACTGAGCCTAATATTCCAAATTATATTGGCGAATGTTTTCTGAAAATTGCTACACACTTATCCCGCAAACCAAATTTTATATCATATTCATTCCGTGAAGAAATGATTGGTGATGGTATTGAAAACTGTATGATGTATTTTAGAAATTTCGATCCTTCAAAATCTTCTAATCCTTTTGCTTATTTTACACAGATTATTTACTTTGCTTTTCTAAGAAGAATACAAAAAGAGAAAAAGCAATTATATTTAAAATATAAAGCTACTGAACAATTTGGTCTTCTTGGCGAAGGTGAAATGTATGAAGACGTTGACGGTAATATGAAACAATTTGTACTTTATGATAATATTTCAGAATTTATCCATACGTTTGAAGAAAAGAAAGCGGCAAAGAAGAAAACAAAGACTAAAGGACTTGACAAATTCATAGAACCTGATATAATTGAAGAATTGATATTACCAGAAGATAGTGAAGAGTTATGATGAAAATTGGATTTACTTGCTCAACATTTGATTTGTTTCATGCAGGTCACATTATGATGTTGAAAGATGCTAAAGAAAAATGTGGGTATCTGATTGTCGGGTTACAAACAGATCCAACAATTGACCGAGAAGAAAAGAATAAACCTGTACAGTCCGTATTTGAACGATTTATTCAACTTGATGCGTGTAAGTACGTAGATGAAGTTGTCGTTTATGCTACAGAAAAAGAATTATTGGATATTCTTCAGTCGTATCATATTGACGTTCGTATTATTGGTGAAGAGTATCAAGATAAAATATTTACTGGCAAAGAACTTGATATTGAAACTTACTACAACAAACGTAGACATAGTTTTTCCACTACAGAATTACGTAAAAGAGTACAAGAAGCAGAATCGTTGAAATCAGCTAAAAACGATGATATGCGAATTGCCTCAGTTAAAAACGATAAGTGGTGATATGCGAATTGCCTTAATAAACGATACACATGCAGGCGCACGTGGAGATAGCTTACTCTTCAATGAATTCTTTTTTAAATTCTGGGAAGGCACATTTTTTCCCTACTTAAAAGAAAATAACATTAAACACATTGTTCATTTGGGTGATGTTGTTGATCGCCGTAAGTTTATAAACTATGTAATTTTAAATCAATGGAGAACACGTTTCTTTGATGTACTACAGCGTGAAGGCATCACAATGGATGTTATCGTTGGCAATCATGATGTTACATTCAAAAATACAAATGAAATTAATGCAATGCATGAATTGTTTGACCATTACACAAATATTCAAGTATTGATAGCACCGAAATTAAATAATTACGATGGTCTTGATGTGCTGATGGTTCCATGGATTAACTCTGGCAACTATGAACAATCAATGGAAGAACTTAGCACAACTTCTGCACAAGTTGCATTTGGACATTTTGAAATTGCTGGCTTTGAAATGGATAGAGGCAATATATCACATTCAGGTTTAGATAGAAAAGTTTTTGATAAATTTGACATGGTTTTGTCTGGTCACTTCCATCACAAATCTACAGATGGTACAATTTACTATCTTGGTAATCAATATGAAATCACTTGGGCAGATCATGAAGATACTCGCGGGTTCCATGTGTTTGATACGACAACAAGAGACTTGACATTTATTCAAAATCCCAATAAAATATTTTATAAAGTTTCATATGATGATTCTGTGCAAGACTTTTCTTCGTGGAAAAAATATGACTATTCGCAACACAAAAATACATATGTTAAAATTGTTGTAGTCAATAAACAAAATTCATACATGTTTGATTATGTTATAGATGCAATGTACAAGGCACAAGTTGCTGATATTGCTATTGTTGAAGACTACACGGATATCTCTATAGAAGATGATGAAGAATTGGTAAATCAAGCTGAAGATACAATGACAATTCTTGCCAAATATATTGATGGATTGACAGTTAATGTCGATTCGACTAAACTCAAAAATTTAATGCGTGAGTTATATGTCGAATCTTTGAATACAGAAATTGAATGATTATATTTAAAACTATTCGGTACAAGAACTTTCTGAGTACTGGTAATTATTTTACAGAAATAAAATTGAATGGTAGTACTAATACGTTGGTTATTGGTACAAATGGTGCTGGCAAAAGTACTATGCTTGATGCGTTATGTTTTGGTTTGTTTGGGAAACCTTTTCGTAATATCAATAAGCCACAACTTATGAACAGTATCAATCAAAAAGATTGTGTTGTTGAAATTGAACTTTCTATAGGTACAAAAGAGTATAAAATTGTACGTGGTATAAAGCCAAATGTGTTTGAAATTTATCTAGATGGTGAGTTATTAAATCAAGATGCCGCAGTAAAAGACTATCAAGAACATTTGGAAAAATTTATTCTCAAATTGAATTATAAATCATTTACACAAATTGTAATTCTTGGTTCAGCATCATTCGTTCCTTTTATGCAATTATCATCTTCTGATCGCCGTGCAATTATTGAAGATTTGCTTGATATTCAAATCTTTTCTACCATGAACACAGTATTAAAAGACAAAGTTGCAATCAATAAAGAAGCAATCAATAATAATAAGCACGATACAAATTTGTTTACTACTAAGCATGATATGCAAGAATCTCATATTGAGGTTTTAAAACAAAACAACAATGAGATGATTGTAAAAAAAGAATCTGAAATTGCCACAATCATGTTACAGATTGAAAATGTGAATAGCATTATTGCAGAATTGAACACAGAAGTTTCTGAGTTACAGGGTAGTATTAATGATAAAGATAGTGTTAATGCTAAACTCAAAAAATTGAATCAGTTTGAAACTCAGATCGAGTCTAACCTTTCAAAACATAAAAAAGATATTAACTTTTTTGAGAACAATGATGATTGTCCAACTTGCCGTCAAGCAATTAACCAAGAATTCAAAAATACACAAATAAAAGAACTTGGCAGTAAAATAGAAAAGTTTGCTGAAGGCTTATCAAAACTTGAAATTGATATTATTGAGCAACAGAATAAATTGAATGTTATTCAAGAGATTACTTCGGATATACACAGTAAACAAGTTAGTATTGCCTCCAATACAACAACAGTAATACAGTCTACCAATTATATTACTAAACTTCAAAAAGAAATTATTGAGTTGAGTGGTACAAAAGAAGATTTAAGATCCGAGACTGATAAGTTGGATAAGTTAAAAACTTCACTGTTAAATTTGGAAGAGACAAAGAAACAATTATTTGATGAAAAAACGTACTTAGAGGCAGCATCATTATTGCTGAAAGATTCTGGAATAAAAACAAAAATTATCAAACAGTATTTGCCAGTAATTAATAAATTGGTAAATAAATATTTGGCTACACTAGATTTCTTTGTTAACTTTAACCTTGATGAATCATTTAAAGAAACTATCAAGTCTCGTCACCGAGATGAGTTTAGCTATGCATCTTTTAGTGAAGGTGAAAAACAACGTATCGATATGGCTCTGATGTTAACTTGGCGCGCTGTTGCTAAGTTGAAGAACTCTACGAATACGAATCTTCTTATTTTGGATGAGGTGTTTGACTCTTCACTAGATAATAATGGTACAGAATATTTAATGAGCATTTTGCAGATGCTTGAAGATGTTAACTTGTTTGTCATTTCTCATAAGGGTGATATTCTACAAGATAAATTTAGGTCTGTATTACGTTTTGAAAAAGTTAATAATTTTAGTAGGATAGCAACATGACAAAAAAATATGATGAAGACTTAATTCCATTGCAGTCTCATTTTGAAGGTAATAAAATGGCAACTGTTTATTTTGAAAAAGATGGTGGTTTTGTTGTTTTGTTGTCCGATGAAGATTCTGGTTTTAGAGATAAACAGTTTTTCGATAATGAAAATAAAGCAGAAGATTATGCTGAAAATTGGGTACTAGGAATATAATATGAGTGAATATTTAACAATCAATACAGCACCAGAAAAAGTTAAAAAAGAACCGGTACCATATCAAGTGTGTACTGAAGGTAGTGCATCACTACTTTTTAAGCCTGCTGACATTCCAATTGAAGACATTAAGCATCCACAAATGCAGGAAATGATTGAACGATTAAAATTGACAATGAAAGTCTACCGTGGTATAGGTTTGTCCGCTAATCAGTGTGGCATTAATGCGCGAGTATTTGTTATGGGTTCTGATGTGTTTCAAATGGTGTGTATCAATCCTAAAATTGTAAAAACATTTGGGGAAATGGAAAGAATAAAAGAAGGTTGCTTATCTTTTCCTGGAATGTATTTGTCAATTCCACGTTTCAAAAAGATCGCCGTAGAATTTCAGAATCAAGAAGGTGAAACAATTATTACCGAACTTGAAGGCATTTCTGCTCAAGTTTACCAACATGAGCTTGACCATATGAATGGAATGTGCTACACTAAGCATGTTGGACCTTTAGCTATAAAGATGGCTAAACAGAAACAAGCAAAACTGATTAAAACAATTGTAAGGAAATCAAAATGAATGATATAGATGTTGAAGAAACTACTCAATATGAGAGTTGTCTTGATTTTGAAAGTGATGAAATAAATGACGTTTCTAAATTCATGGATGATGAAACAGTAGAAGAAAAACTTCCTATAGTTGAAGTTGATGATTCGTTGCTCACTAGGGACCAATTCTTTAAGAAATATTGGAAAGGTATGCCAACATTTGACCAGAACGATAATCCTCCATGGAAACAACTATATGTAAACTTCAGAAATGAAGAAGATTACAATACTTTTGCTAAGTTGATTGACCAAGCATTAACGTATAAGAGCAAAAGTATTTGGTATCCAAAACTTGATATTGAAGAAAACTCCTTAAATCGTTGGATCGTAGAATGATTGATCCCAAGTATCCAGTTTATATTATCTCTAAAGGTCGACATGAATCCATGTTGACTTCTAGGTCACTTGCTCGTATGAAAGTTCCTCATTACATTGCGATTGAACCACAAGACTTGGAGAATTATGAGAAAGCATTGGATGAATTTAAGATTCGCCCATATGTTACATTGCTAATTGCGCCATTCAGCAATCATGGTGATGGACCAGGTCGTGCTAGAAATTGGTGTTGGGATCATGCGATTGAAATTGGTACCGAAAAGCACTGGGTACTAGATGATAATATCTCCGACTTCTATAGATTGAATCAGAACAAGCGTTACCGCGTTGAATCTGGTGCTATCTTCCGAGCCGCAGAAGATTTTGTTGACCGCTTTGAGAATGTGCCAATCTCCGGCTTTCAGTATCGATTCTTCATTGCACCAAATTCTAAATATCCACCTTTCGTAACAAACACACGAATCTATTCATGTTTGTTAATCTCTAATGATTGTAAACATCGTTGGCGAGGTCGGTACAATGAAGATACTGATATCTGTCTACGTGTATTGAAAGATGGGGATTGCACAATTCAATTCAATGCATTTTTACAGGGCAAAGCGGCTACACAAACAGTTAGGGGTGGTAACACCGAAGAATTCTATCATAAAGAATTCGCTGATGCTGATGAAAACTTTAAGAAGACTGGTTACAATAGTAGCGGTACAATTAATAAATCACAGATGCTTGCAGATATGCATCCAGATGTTGCAAGAGTTGTATGGCGTTATGGTCGTTGGCATCATTATGTTGACTACAATCCATTTAAAGTAAACAAACTGAGAATGAAATCTGATGCGGTAATTCCAGAAGGCAATAATGAATATGGAATGAAGCTGATTCGTAATTGGAAACCAGATTAATGAGCATAGTTGATGAAATAGGCAAAGAGAGTTTAAAGCGATATCTTGAAAACTGCGCTAAGGTTGCGGATATTGATGTTGGGGCGGCATTCAAAGTCACATTGAATTGTATGAAAGCGCATGATGGCGCAATCATACCTGATGATGATATGAGTCAAATGAAAGACCTTGAGAATAGATGGTATGAATCCTTGGAAACAGGAACGCCAGACTATTCTGTTTATTCTGATGCTTATTATTTCTGCGAAGTTTGGATGTGCTGGTCAAAATATTCCAGAAGGTATCTCAAAGAAATCAATGCACCAAAGTCTATGTTTGGTAAAAGTATAGTTGAGTACATTGGTAATGTTGACAATGTGGTTGATTTAGGATGCGGTTTCGGTTATACTACAGTCGGTATGAAAGAATTGTTTTCAAACTCAAACGTCTATGGTACAAATCTAAAAGATAGTTACCAGTATAAGATGGCAACAGAGTTGGGTAACAAACACAATTTCAAAATCATTGAGGATCTTACACAAGTTGAAAAGCCAGGAACAAGTTTGTTTTTTGCTTCCGAATACTTTGAACACTTTGATAGACCGATTGAGCATTTGATTGATGTAATTGAACAAGGCTCACCAACTTATATGTTGATTGCTAACACATTCAACGGGAAAGCCATTGGTCACTTCAATCAATACAAAGATGGCACCGAAGTCTATGACGGAAAACAAATGGGAAGACTGTTTGGCAAGACACTCAGAAAATTTGGATACGAAAGTATTAATACTAATTGCTGGAATAGTAGACCAGCATTTTGGCAGAGAAAAAATAGTTGTTTTTTGACAACATAATACTTTAGTAGTACTTGACATTCCTTCTGGTCCTGATATACTTGTATTTGTATTTAGAAGGAACAACATGCAATTTACTCAAGAATCTAAGTCCCAACTAGCCAAGCTAATGGCTACCGAAAATCTCCGTGTTGAACATGCCAACGTTCAAACGGCTATGTTTAACCTCAAAACTCGTACACTGACCTTGCCAATTTGGAAAGATATGTCAGGCGAACTTTATGACCTTTTAACAGGACATGAGGTTGGTCACGCATTGGAAACTCCAGAAGAAGGCTGGCACAATGCTGTTGTTGGTTCTGGAAAATACAATAAAAATTTCAAGCACTTTTTAAATGTGGTAGAAGACTGCCGTATTGAGAAGAAAATGAAACGCCGTTATCCAGGTCTACGTCCTTCTTTTGTGAAGGCTTATGGACAATTAATTGAACGTGATTTTTTTGGTATAAAAGACCGTAATATCAATTCAATGTCATTTATTGACCGTTTAAATCTTTATACAAAAGCTGGTGTTGCTTTGAATATAAGTTTCACTGATGAAGAACAGAAAATGGTTTCTGATGTAGAAACTTGTGAAACATGGGATGACGTTTTGCGAGTAACTGAAACTGTTTATGGTTATTCTAAACAAGAACAAGAAGAACAATTCAAACTAGCCAATCTCAATTCTATTGATGAAGATGATTCTGAATATGAATATGAGGATAGTGATTTTAATGATTCCGATGAAACTGGTGATTCAGATTCAAACTCCGATGAAACTGGTGATTCAGATTCAAACTCCGATGAAACTGGTGATTCAGATTTAGATTCTGATAATGTGGAAGACTCAAAAACTGGTAATCGTTTAGAACGATTTAAAGATTCTAAACCAACGGATTCCGTTAGTGATTTTGAACCAATATGCGAAACTGATGAAACATTCCGCAGAAATGAAAATAAATTATTGGATGAAAAAAGTCGTCCATATGTTTATGTTACTCTACCAAAACCAATTATGTCCGAAATTCTGACACCATATAAACGTGTACATGAATTGATGGAAGAATACTGGTTTGGTCAAGCATTCATTTCAAAAGAATTACAACAAAGACTGTATAATGAATTCAAACAAAAGAATGACCGTTATATTGGCTTACTGGCTAAAGAATTTGAAATGCGTAAAGCCGCTTCTAAATTCTCAAAACAAAAAATTTCTGAAACTGGTGATATTGATGTTTCTCGCATCTACAAATACCAAGTTGATGACAATATTTTCCGTAAGATTAGCCGTGTTCCAAAAGGTAAATCTCATGGACTAGTTTTATTGTTTGATCGTTCAGGTTCAATGCAGTATAATATGGAAAGTACGATTGAGCAATTCTTGATTCTTTCTTTGTTTTGCCGTAAAGTAAATATTCCTTTCGTGGTGTATGGTTTTGGTAATAATACTGATGGATTTGCTCTTGACCATGGCCGTCCTAATGGAAATTGCTTTGATGAGAAAATTGGTTCATTGAATATGCCAAGCGTTTATTTGCGTGAATATCTTAATTCTAAAATGTCTATGAGTGAATTCACTCGTTGCGTTAAAAATTTGGTATGTCTTGGAGAATCATTTGCTCCAAAAAGTTATCGCAAATTATTTCCTCCTCGTTCAGAGAATTTGTCTTGTACACCAATGATTGAATCGATTGTTGCATTGAAACCTCTCACAGAAGAATTCCGTAAAAACAATAATCTTGATATTGTTAATATGGTACTATTACATGATGGTGATGCCGACGATATAAATTCTTATTACAATCATAACGGAAGTATTTCGAGTTTTTATCTAGGAAGCAGTAATGTAATTTTGCGTGATGAAAAAACCAAATTTGAAACTAAGTTGAATTATTTGGATGGTGATTCTGGTGTACGTGAAGGTGTTTTTAATTGGTACCAGAAAACAACAGGTGCTAAAATTATTGGTTTCTTCATTAATGGTGGAACAAATGGTCAAGTGAAGAATAGCATACTTCGCCGATATCACGATAAAGATGGCAAAACTATTTTTGAAAATACTGAAAAACTTGAGAAGTACCGTCAAAGTTACGCACAAGAAATAATTGTAAAAAATTTAGTTAAAACTATGAAAGAAGAACGATTCTTAGAATCAAATAATCGTGGTTATAAAAAGTTCTTTTTGATACCTGGTGGTTCTGACCTTGATACGGTGAACGATAACCTTCAAATTGAAGGTAATGTTACAGCTTTAAAGCTAAAGAATGCATTTATCAAAATGAAT